GCGCTGCCCTCTCTTTCTCTTCGAGGTACCTCATGGACAAATCTTCTTTCGACACCCGAACTGCTTGGCGGTATTTCTCTGAAAGCTCCGTTAACACACCTGGTTTCTACAAGAAACGCAAGTTAGGTCAACGACTTCCGGAAAATCCGTACAGTATGAGTTTGAATGAAGGTTCGTCACCGTTGGCAGATACCTATAACGGCCCTCGTACCGAGCGCGACGCGCGCGGCCACGATAGCTTTACAGGTGCCTGCCACTCTGGGACCCTGTCTACTATGACAGTGCGTATCCCTGAATCGATCGGTTACAAACTGAGCGATCATATCGGTGAAGTGTCCAATGGGCTTCTCTCCAAGGTACGCAACCGCGAAATTGATCTCGGGGTTGCACTCGGCGAATATCATGAAACTGCAAGTTTCATCGCCGGCGCCATGGTGAAGACTGCCAAGAGCTATAAACAGCTCAGGCGGGGTGATGTATCTGGAGCTCTTCAAACCCTCACAGGTAAGAGGAACGATCGTTGGGCTGATGTACCCGGCGCTGCTGCAAATACATGGCTTGCCTATTCCTACGGCCTAAAACCCTTAATTAACGATGTCGCGAGCGCTGTCGAAATCCTAGAGGAAGGTCTTCGTGACCCTTCTAGGCCCGTCGTCGTTCGCAAATCGTCAGTTAAGCCTGTCTCTGGTACAGCCCATGAAATGAGCGGCTATTACCATGACAGTATCAATGGCTCTGTGCGTGTCTCTGGAAGGATAGAATTTTGGATTGAGAATCCTATATTCTATACTCTGGAGCAAGTGGGCTTCGTGAACCCACTTTCCGTAGCCTGGGAACTCGTTCCCTTCAGTTTCGTTGTCGACTGGTTTGTTCCAGTCGGCGACTTTCTGACCAACGTTATACCCCCACAAGGGGTAGAATTCGTTGGCGGCTATATCGCTTATCGCGGTGACGGCACGCATGTAGGTTGGACTACCATTCCGGGTGAAAGAAACGCACCCGGGTGGTATACCTCGATGGAGCAACGAGAAATCTTTAAGGGGCGTACGCCTCTCACGAGTTTTCCTCGTTACTCAACTAAGGTGCCAGACCTCTCGCTATCGAAAGCTAAGATAGCTAGTGGAATGGCTCTACTTTGGCAACAGCTACGCAAGTAGCATAACCTCAAGGATCTATCATGTCCGCTATCGCAAACATCGTCATCAACGATGGCCAAGGCACTCCTGTGGCTCACACCTTCGCGCCTGCGAAGACGCAGTCCGACCGTGCTGTCCTGGAAGACCGCTCCTCTGGTATTTACATCGGCTATAACAAGCTGACGTTCGACCTGAAGCGCCCAACCGGGCCCAGCAAGGATGCCTCGCGTAACCTTAAGCTCTCGATCAAGATCGAGACTCCGAAACTGGAGACTGTCAGCAACAATACCTATAGCGGTATTGCTCCGGCACCGACTGTCAGCTACCGCCCTGTGGCGGAGCTGATCGTGACTTTGCCGGAACGCTGCACACTGCAGGACCGTAAGGATCTGCAGGCCTTCGTGAAGAACGTCATGGCGAATGCCTTCGTCACTGACGCCTTCGAGAAGTACGAACTCCCGTACTAACGGGATACTTCCTTCGGAAAGGTTACACTTATGAGCATCCATAAGTCGGGTAAGTTTCACACGAAGCTTACAGCACTCGACCTCGCTAAGCGCTTGTATCAGGCGTTAGATACCCCGCTGTCACTATCCTGTTATCTGCTCGCTAAATACGGTGAGCATGAACAGTTAGTAACTAAGAGTATCGACCCGTCCTGGTACTTGCACCCGGCTCGTTTCTTCCGCGATTACCAGGCTGTCAAGCTGTTGTCTAAATTTCCCAATTTGGACACAGGCATTGACCGTCAGGCAGTAGCTAAGAAGAAGTTTATCGAAGCTGAAGTTCTTTGTGCCGAGACGAACATTCGTTTTAGGAACGTTTGGTCTAGTGGGGACACTTCCCCTTTCTCCGCTAGTGTTGGTCGCGTTTTATGGCGCGCACAGCAGAAAATCTCAAACATTCTTGGCGATGTTCCTCTGTATGAAGATCTAGAGTTCAGATTTGGACCCGGTGCTGCTTTTGGTGTGCGGGGGGAAACCTCCGTTT